CTTGAGTAGCAGCAGGTGCCATTGACTCAACCTGTGCACCTGGAATACCAGCAGCAGGGTCAGCAAATGGGTTAACACCAACACCATAACGGGTTTTCCACCCAAGTACGGGTTGAAAGTTACGGCTATCAGCACTACGTAGAGGAGTAAGAGGTACGTATGGAAGGTAGAATACACCAGCGTCCAATTCAGTAGCACCTTTATAACCTACAGTGATATAGTCTTGAGTAGCATATTGGTCGATGAAAACCTTGATGCGGCCGTTAAGAACGCCACCGAAAACAGTTTTGGTAGTGTCAGTAACTAGGCTACCGTCTTGCATACCTTGAGCACCGTAAGAAACAAAAGTATCGGTCATTGCAAGAGCAGAAACAACGTTACGAGAAGCAACCATTACGTTACCAGCACCGCGACCTGTTTGACGAGCAATTTCGTTACATTCTTTTTCGATTTGGATAAGGATTGACTTGTAAGCTTCACCAGCCCAACGAGCGCCTTTGTTGTCGTCTGCATCAGCGATGTCGAAAACACCAACAGAAGTAGTACCAGCAGTTTTACCAGAACAGCCCCATTGTGCTTGAGAGTTGATTAGGTCAACAATTTCGCGGTTGATTTCAACAACGATTTCGTTAGAAAGGATAGAGTTAAGTTCAGCATCAGCATCCATACCGTGTACTGCACGAAGGTCTTGTGCAAGTTCAATTGAGTATTGAGCTTTAAGTTGACGAGACTTAGCAGCAACAGTTTGCTTGTCGATACGGAAAGACATTTCATTCCATTCGTTGCTAGTAGTACCGTTGAAACCTTCCTGAGATTCAGCGATAGATGTAGCCATAGCTTCACCAACTTCAACAACTGCACCAGTAGCAGTAACGTCAGAAGGATCACTTAGAACAGCAACGATTTCTGCATCAGTAGAACTGCCACCTTGAAGGGTAGTAGCGTCGATAGTACCAATAGCTTGGTAGAAACGAATTTCGTCAGTTGGAGAACCACCACCTACAGAGAAGATAGTACCGTCAGCAATAGTAGCACTGAAGTCAGCAGCAGCGATTGCAGTATTACCAGGAGCACCAGCACCAGAAAACATGGTGTTTGGAGCGGTATCAGGACGGAAAGCTTCAGGACCAGCTCCATCGCTACCGTAAAGTGCGCGTAGAGCGAACAGTTGAGAAGTTGGAGCGCTCATAGGTTGAACACCACATAGTTCGAAAGCTACCAAGTTAGGTAGAGCACGGCGAACCATTCCCATTACAGAAGCGCCAACACCAACTGCAGAACCAGTGTTTACACCGGCAGCTTGGTCAGTAGGAGTAGGACCTTGGTCACCAGCAGTCATTGCTTCGTTAATAAGACCTTCAGCCATTTGCTTGATTTCGTGGTCTTTATAAACTGCATTGCTAGTAATGTCAGCTTGTTGGTTTTCAAGAATGCGAGCCATGATTTCTTTTTGGCCCATTGTTGCGATTGCAGGAAGACCGTCAGCACTTAGAAGACCATCCCATTTTTCAACTAGTTGTTTAGAAGATTGCATATGTAACACCTTTAATTAAAGTTTAAAAATTATATTTATATTTATATGCTAAGTTTACTTAGCAAAGTTGCGCGCAGCTGCTATGTAAGCCTGCATATTAATATCTTTTTTCGGTTCACTTATAACCGAATCAGTTTTTTCTGTAATAACTTGTTGGTAATTTTGGCTTCCTTCCATAATCATTTCAGGAGCTTCAGTACTAACAGTATTACCGGTACTCACCATTTCGCAGATTGTTTGAAGTTTGCTTGAATAGTCAGCTTCGTTCAATTGTGCGCGTTCAATAATAGTTTGTACACGTTCTTTTTGTGATTCAGTTAATTCTTTAGTAGATTCACTAAAGTGCATTTTGCGTTTTGCTTCACTTAGTTCATCTTTTAGTTCATTAACTTTATCTACAAGTTTATCAATAGTTCCTTCACTTTCAGATAAGTCATCTTCAAGTTCTTCAACTACATTTATTGCTTTAGGTAATTCAAGGTTGTGTTTTTCAAATACAACACGTAGATCACCAACAAGCGAATCCAATAGGTTTTCCTTAATGCCGCTTTCAATCGCTAAGTGGTTTTCTTCCACATAAGATTCAGCAACATAATCAATATAACGATCAAGTTTTTCTTGTGCTTCAACCATACGTTCAAGTACAAGTGAGTCCATGTTTTCGTTAACATATTCACAGTATTGAGCAGCTTTATGGTCCATGCTTTCAGCAAAAGCGTCGACGCCGGTGTCGATATAATCAACATAGCTTTGAGCTTTTTCAGTTAAATAGTCTGAATATTCAGCTTTAGCAGTTTCCATTGATTCGTTAACATATTCAGAATATTCAGCAACATTTTCTTCTGTTGTGACAATAGAATTTGCTAAGTCAAGTTCAACGCTTTCAACTAGTTCGGAAGCTAGTTCAGAGCCGAATTTAACGATCAATGATTCAGTTACATCCATAAAATCAGATTGGACTGATTCAGATAAGTTAGACTCACCTAGAATTTTTGCAACGTCGGTTTTGAAGCCCATACCTTCGGCGAGTTTAGCCTGTAGCATAGCTTCCATTTTAGTCTTAATTTCTTTCATTGTAACACCTTTGTTTATATAGAAATTTAACATCAGGCTAAGATTGCCGTAATTAGAAACATTATTGTTTTTATATATACTAGAAGTTTTTCAACTTTTTAGTAAACCAAATCATATTAATATTAATTAATATTTTTATTTATACCGCTTTTAAATCAGTGATTTCATTTTTTCAGTGAATGAAACTACATCAATATTTTTAGTATTAAGGTTTTCTTTAATACTGTTAGTACTTTCAGTTTTCATATTTGAAGGAGAAACCATATTATCGACTGTTCCATCAGTGTCTACGGTATAACCTTTGACATAAGCATCAGGAGCACTAGGTTGATGGACAACATCAACACCGACTGTTAATTTAAAACCTTCTTGGACTTCATTAATACCGTTAACGGTTTTAACTCGCCCTAAACCTCTTGATGATACGCCTGGAATCCAACCGCCTTCAATAAGTGATTTAACTATTTTACCATTAGGAGTATCAAGTACTCTAGCACGTCCCATTACGTTATTACCTTCAAACCATAATTCTTCAATTATGATAGCGGCTTCACGCGGGTCAGGCGTTGATCTGCTTGGGTGATTAAGTTCACCTAGTGCTTGGTTTGTATTTACTTGAGTATTTATATACTCATTTACTGCATGTTCTAATACGGCTTTAGGGTAAATTCGGCCATTACCGTTAACCTTTTCAGCTTGCATAAAAATACCTGAGATATAAGTACCTTTAACACCATTTGAGCTTTCGTCGATGCGTATATTAGTATTTATATTAGAATTTTTAGTGGCTGTACTATAAGGAGCACCCCAATTTTCTATCAATAGCTGAACGTCATTAGACATATTTATAACCCCATTGCCTTGCGTTTTTTCATTGCTTTAGCTGTTTTCTTTTTCTTGATACGTTGGCCAGCAACATCTTTCTTTTTAGTTCTAGCTGCTTTACGGGCTGATTTTTTACGTTCAGCTTTAGACATACTAGAAGTTTGATTCGCTTTTCTAGTACGAGTTTTCGCATCTTGTTTTTTAGTACGTTGACCGGTTGAATCAACAGTAGTAACTAGTTTTTCAGCTAAAATGTATTCAATAATTTCTTCGTCTTTCATATTTATGGTACCTTAATGAATAAAAATTATTACATGTCTAGTGACTTACTGGTAACGTACATATCAGTTTCGCTATCGTAGTATAAGTCAGTTTTACCATCATATTCATAGCGGACGCCATCTTTTACAATAGATTTCTTCTTTTCTTCGAGTTCCTTGCCTTCATCTTCGTCATCTTCTTCTGCTTGGTCATCAGCATCAGTATCTTGTGAAGGTCCTTTGTCTTTTTTGTCTTCAGCATCAACTTCTTTATCAGATTCTTTGCCAATAATATCGGCTTCTTCTGATAAGTCAAATTCTGCTTTAATTTCGTCTTCCATTTCTTTAATTAGAACTTTAACACGAGCAGTAACTTCTTCGTTAAATGCGGTGTTAAAATCTGTCAAGTTGCCGTTTTCGACAATTGATTGTATTAATTTTTTTGACATGATAGTGTTTCCTTATTAATATTTATATCGGTGGATTTTTTAGAATCCATCGTCGTCTATTTTGATGTCACCTGAGCCAAAATAGTTATCGTCAATATTATCTGTTCTATGTTGGCCTATGTATATTTTACCATTTATCTTATTTCTAAGTTGATAAATTATGTTGTGTTTTTTACTCGTATATATATATATACTTG